TCTGTCAATGCCTTGGCATATTCAAACATATCAGTAAACTGGCTTGGGTCTGGTTCGGCTTCGCCCTTTGGCGCTTGCTGCCGTTCCATTTCCGCTAACCGCTGCTCAAGACTTACCCTGGCTTCGCGCTCCCGCATTGCTTCTTGCTTTGCTTCGTCACGGGCTTTGGTTACCGCCTCAAACCGCCGTTCAATCTTAGGTCGTCTTTTTTCCTCTGTTGTTTGCTGCTCGTCACTGGCTGGTTCACTCTGACTGTCATCGTCCTGCGGCTCTATTGTTTCAATAGCCTCGCGGGGCGGCTTGTCAGCTAAACCTAACTTTTCAGCTTGGAATTCAGCTAAATTTTCGCTTGTGACCGTAGTGGCCTCAAGTCTTTTTTGCGTTTCACTTATCGCTACTTCCGACATGGATTACTCCAAGGATTTGCCCCGTTACTACCCACGGGTCGGGTTTGGGCAATATTACCCGAAAACAAATGGTTTAGCAATTACTGCATTGGTTGAATCAATGGGTTGGCACCTTCGCTAATGTCTTGGACGCTAAATTGAGCGTATGCGGCTTGTTCCTGATTCATCTTTTCAATCTCCATCAGCAGCTGGTCAGCAGGCATCCTAGCAATTAACATTTTGACCAATGCTTCAATCTCAGTCCTGTTTTGCGTGGTAACCCGGCGCATATTCTCGTTGTTTACCCGGCTTTCAGCCACAGTCTCAGTGTTATGCGCCCGTGCGGTAACGTCCATCAGCTTGCGCCTGGTGTCGCCTTCGTCTTTCAGCTGCGCCACTTGCATACGGTTATTGATCTCCAGCTGGGCGGCTTGCAATTGCTGCTGCATCTGTTGCAGTTGTTGCTGTTGTTGCGCCAATTGCATCTGCACCTGGGGCGGTATATCTGACTTTTCGTCAATCTGAGCCATTGGGTTTCTAGCCGCCAGACGGTCAGCAATCACATCAGCGCCTGGAAAGTCCATATTCCTAAACACCAGGTCGCCAGCCAGGTCAAACAGTTCCTTGTTGCCTGATAGTAGTGGCATCATGGCTTCAACTGCCTGCTGGCGCTTGCTTTGGAACCCTGGCCCAGTGTCCATTACAACGTCATACTCGCCCACGGTCACATCGTTCAGCACTTCGCCCACCGCGGTTTGTTCGTTGATGGTGGTCATATCAGGCTGTCCATCGCTGCCGATAATCCGCATCACCCGCTGGGTATCGTAAATCTTGGGTATTAAATCCAACAGAATCTTGCCCGTATGCTTGATGCTGCGGGTCAGGTTGTCGTAGAAATGGAAGTTGCTCAGATCAGTCTGGCTCTGCTGGCCCTGGAGCGCTTTGCCGCTGATGTTGCCGCTTGGCAGCTGGTTGGGGTCTAGGATACCCAGCACCATCTGCAAATCCATGTTGATCGCACTGGCGGCGTCCATGATGCCTGCAGGGGGCGCTTCGGGCTGTAGGCGCACTGGAACGGGCGCAGGCTGGCCTTCTATGTCTTTCTGCTTGTAACGCAGCACAGGGCTGCTCTTAATGTTTGCCAGCGCCCATTCGTTCTCATGGCCTTCGTCCTGGCCTTCAGCAAGCAGCCACTTGGCCTTTGGTGCCAGGGCAATGCTCTCGGTCATGCTGGTGCGCCAAAAGTTGTACATCCGCTGGGGGTCTTTGGCAAACCGCACCAGGCCATACTTCTTGCGCTTGTCGTCCACAATGACCTGGGCACCGTAGCAGGGCACGATGGGGATATATTTCCCGTCCCAGGTTTTTTCTTCCAGTATCTCAAGCGCGGTCATCTTGCACCACTTGACTGCCCTGCGGAAACTCTCACGGGTATCCACCACCGTCAATCCTGCAGCTGCTACACGCTCCAAGAATCGGTCAGAGTCTGCAAACCCGCTGCTGCCATCACTTAGCAGATATAGCTTGGCCTTTTCTCTGGTTACATGGAAGTATTCAGCAATCCGAATATCCTCCTTGGTCACCCAGCTTGCAGAATTGTCGCCCGTACTGCGGTGCGTAAAGTTGGCTCCATCGTCAGCGTCTGGGTACATTTCCTTGAAAATGGTCTTGCTCAACAGTGTTGTAACAAGGCAACGCTCGGCATCTGACCCATCTGGCCTTACGCTGTTGGGGTCAAAGTAGACCGTGAACGGGTTGTCAATGGCATCAATATAGATTTCCTGGTCAAAAGAATCCTCGCTGACATATTTGGTATTGATGCGCCAGTAACCCCAGCCCATACGAACGGCATAGTCAAAAGCGGTGTCATAAGCGGTGTCAGCGTTGCTGTTAACCTCAATGTGACGGGTAATGCCTTCCAGCACCTGGGCAATCTTGTAGTCTGCCAGGTTGTTGACAGGATGCACCTTGATGCGGGGGCGCTGCATACGCTGCTGGTTGGTCACCTGGCGCACATAAGCATCAATCTTGTTAATGGTCAGGCATGGCCTAGCCTCAAGGTTCCTGCTGTTCTGAATCTCCACAGGCCACTGGTCACCAGCTGCAAACCGAATGTCTTGCAAGGCTTCGCTGCGGTTGGTGCTGTCGCTGTCGTTCACCAGCTGCCAAAACTTGATGGCTTCGTCAATGCGTGGGTCATTCATGGTCAATCCTCAATTCATCCAACTGCCTGCGGCCTCGGCAACTGGCTTGGGTTTGCGCTTGTGCGGTTCCCGAATCATAAGCCCAATGTAACGAAAGGCATCAGCGCCGTGGCTGTAGTGGTCATGCAAGGGGTTGCGGCTGAATTGCCCGGTGTCTGGGTCTACCTCGTAGCGGTAGTGGCGCAAACAGGCCAGCCCATCAGCTGCGTGTTCCCGGTCAAAGTAACAGTTGCTAAATATTGTCCTGGCGGCGTTGATGCTGTCCACCACAGGCACTCGGGGCAATATCTGGGTCTTGTAGCCTGCTGCTCTCACAATGTCGTCAATACTGCGCCCAGCTGCTGCCAGCGTCTTGTTCTCGGCATCGTGCGGGAGCCAGACAGTATCGTAGTGGTAACCATAGGTCTGCATAGTTGCCAAGTAGTAACTGATGGTCTTCTGGCTGTCCTCAATATACCGAATCAGCCTGGTTTCCATGCCCACGAACTGGAGGAACCAGATGGCGGTGCTGTCAGACCATCCCAGGTCAAACACACAGTGAACAGGCTTTGTGGCATCAAACGGCACCCGGCAGATGCGCCCATCAAGCTCGGCCTGCTGCATTTCCTTGGCAAAGATGGCACCGTTTACTGTTTGGCGGCACAACCCTTCCCATACTTGGTTGTAGGCTTCCTCGTCCCTTACCTTGAGCGCATCCTTCTCCAACCGCAATGTCTCGGGAAACCAGGGGTTATCTGACCAGTTTACTTTGATTTGGATGCAGTCATCAGGCGGCAGCACCACAAAGCGCTGGTAAGTCTCGTCAGTTTCCAACTCAGGGTTAAAGCTGACCCATATCTCGCTGGCCTCTTTGCGGATGGTAGGTATCAGCACGTTCCAGGACAAGCGGCTGACGGTCTGGGCCTCTTCTACCCAGCAAATGTCCACGCCTTCAAAGGACTTGATGTTGCTGATGTTGTTCTTTAACCCGGCAAATGCAAACTCGGTGCCGTTGGACCCTCGGATGCTGGCCTGCGTGATCTCGTAGAAAGAATGTAGGCCCAATGCCTCGATCTGGTCACATAGCAGCTTGTGGACGCTATCCCTGATGCTGGTCTGGAACTCTCGGGCGCACAGTATGCGGGTTGGCTGCTTGGCACCTTTAATCAGCAATGCCCTGGCTATTCCCCAACTCTTGGCCCCGCCCCTGCCGCCGTAGCAAACCTTGTAGCGGCTGCGCTGGAACAGGCTTTGCAGCTTGAGTGGGAACTCGGCCTTAGCGTCAGTCATTAGGCTTGACAAAAGTCACCTGGATGCCCTGGAGCGCTTCCCCGTCCTTGCCCGTGATCTCTTGCTTGACTGTCTCGGCCCACCGCAGCTGGGTCTTTGTCCACCAGATCAGTGCCGTGGTGTCGCCGCCTGTGGCCTTGGCAAACAGTGTCTTGGCGATCTGCCCATTGGCTTTGGCCTTGCCGCTGTCCAACTCGTTGCGGTAATACTTACGCAGGGTCTTGTCATCTATCCCCACCAATATGCCAATCTGCTCGTGAGGCAAGCCTAACCCGCTGGTGTCTTCTACCAGCTTGCGGGTTTTGTCATTTGGGACATGAGCCTCTTGCGGTATCAAGCCCTTAACTGGAATGGTTCTCATTTTATATCGGGGAACTGGTTATTGTGTTTGGCAGCATTTTATGCTTCAAATCTTCTCAATCAAAGCATAAATGACTAAAACTAAGATGACAACCAGAATAATCTTGAACATTTACTTTTTTGGTTTAACGTCTTTGGTTGCTTCTCGCTTGACTGCATACGCAATTGCCACTGCCTGCTTGACGGGCTTACCCGCTGCTATTTCCTTGTCTATGTTCTTGCTCATGGCCTTGGGGCTTGGTGACTTGATTAGTGGCATTTGCTGTCCTATTACTGAATAAATGAGTTTATGCTGTTTTGTTGCTGGTCTTGCATTGCTGCCCCTACACCTAATGGGGGTATGCTGCCGTAATACAGCTTGCGCCAATCGGTTGGTGCCATCACTGGGTTGTCAGCTTGTGTGTAGCCAGCTTGCTTGTGAGCAGTCAGGGCATCCCGCATTTCCGTCCAGGACTGCCTTGGCAATGCCCGGTAATCAGGATGGGCAAACTCATGCGGTTCTATGCGCTGGCGGTAAATGTCCCACTTGCGCCACTGTTCTGGAAACAACTCCAATTCAGGATTCATACCCCTAGACTCATCTACATAATCAACCACTCGTTTGTAAAACGGATTGAAATCCTGTATTTGTTTTGGCTCATACGCCAATTTGTCAGGCGTTGCAATGTCTGGGATTGCATTCAATTCACCAGATTTTGTCCGATACATTTTTGCCAATGATGAACCGCCGATAACATCAATTGCGGCATCTTCAACCTCTTGGGCAGGTTTTTCTAAAATTGCTGTTTTGTTTGGCTCTACTTTTAATTTTCCTGCCATCCGTTTGACAAACGCTTCACCAACTACTGGGTCATCCAACATCCGATTGAATGAGTGACGAATCATATGCAGGTCAACTGCTGACGTATTGGCTTTTTCCAAGTTTAACCAGGGAGTACCAAGTGATGCTGTTTTTGGGCCTAGCCCAGGCACCTGGTTCATTACTCTAATAGTCACATCTCGCATTGTCTCGCCAGGGGCCATTTGAAACATTTCTGGTTTTTGCAGAATCAACTTTGCCAGCATTGCCTGGTTGCTTAGATCAGCAGTACCCAACACGCCCATGCCGCCTCGAGCAGCTGCTTGCACTCCCGTTTGCTCTTGCGCTGTCCTACCTAGTCCTGGCTCACCAACACGTGCTGCCAATGCCTCCAACTCATCCATGTTGGTCAAACGCATCCGCTGCGCTAAAAACTCGTTGGGGGTAAGCGGTGCGTTCGGGGACAGCAAAGCAAAATTTAACCGATTGAAAACGTCAACTTGATCTGGGGTTTCTACTTTATGCGTCCGAATCAATTTTTTCATCAAAGCATCGTGAGTTTCTTTTGGCAGTGATGCTGGGTCAATATTGTTGGCTTTCATCCAAAACATATCAGGAATTGTGAATGTGCCTTCCAGACCACCTGGTATCTGAACTTCACGTTTGCTGGTCAAATCAGTAATCCCCAAAGATTTTGGTTCGGTCAGCGTCATGTTTACGCCGTGCTTTTCTCCCCATGCTTTCCATTCTTGATTACTTGCATTAGCACCAGGGGTTGTTGCTGGTTCTGCTTTCATCCTGGTTCTGGTTAACAACGCATCATCAACAACTGATTTTGGAATTACTCCAGTAATCTTAAATGCCTCGTTAGTTAATATTGAATCAGCAATGTCCTCTTCGCCATTGACAACTTTCATTAAATCAGATTTTTTTCTGACAACACCAGTTTTTTCAATTTTTGCTCTTACTGAATCCAACGCTTGAACTTTTTGCTTGCTTGACAAATCGTCATATGCTTTGCTTTTTATGACTTTGTTTTGTGCAGCAATAACTTTTTGTTCTGTAATTGAATTGGCTAATCCTTGCGGGCTGTCCATCAAACTGCTCAAAGACATTCCCGGTTCTTTTGCTCCAGGCATCAACCCCTGCCGTTGCAAGTAACCCTCGCCCATTCGGACCGCGGTTGGCCCTAGTGCCCTGGCTGTTGCCTTTGCGCCTGTTGCAAGCATTGGTGCAAGTGGGGCTACTTGTAACGCAGTGCCTACTGGGAACCCGTACTGAGCGCCTTGCCTAACTCGGGCGGTGTTGGGGTCTAACACGCTGCCGCCCATCTCGTCTGGTGCCATGCCCATCAGCCCACCCAGGCCACCGTAAACCTCTGGTGCTTGCTGGCGCAGGTAAGGCTCTGCTGGGCGTTGCAACATTTTTGCGCCCATGACGCTGCGGTTTGGCAAAAACGTGCTTAACCGATTGTCAGCCATGATTCTTAAAGAATTTGCTAACTTGCTTCTTGGCTATCTTGCGCCTGTTGATTTGCTCCAGCATCTTGACGCCATAGCGCTTGACTGCATCCCGCTTGATGACAAACTCGCCATCTTGCAGCGCCCCGTAGCCATCATCTGGGCCTGGTG